TACACGGGTATCGAAATCCCATAAGTGATAAATCTTGAAAACCTCAGATATATCCCAGTCTTCGGATCAGGTGAAGCTGAGTAAATCTAAAGAATCCCACGGTTTTAACCGTGGGAGTATGTCAAAAAGACAAAACCTTACATTCACGTCATTATCGAATGTACCTGGAAACGCAATCAGCTTTATATTTACGGACCAGATTGCAGAACTTAATGATTATGTTTCCTATATGCTTAATAACATTCGAATCGAGGACGCAGAGAAAACACTCGATAAAGAAGTATACTATACAACAAAAATTGAGGGAGCAAAAACCACAATCGCCAGGACAGCTCAAATTCATAACGGAGCTCCTATAAACGACGATGATTTTAGCGAAAAAATGGTTCGAAATAGTTTCGCTGCAACAAAATATATGAATGTTCATGGAAATCGGATCGACGAACAGGTTCTAATCGATACTTGGAAACTGTTAACGAAAGACGCTTGCGAGAATACAGAACTGGGCGCAGATGGATATCGCACGTCTGATGAAATTCAAGTTGGTTCCTATACACCGGTACAAGCAGTTGCGATTCCGGAATTAATGAATAAATGGATCGATTTCTATCATAATGATGAATTAAATGATATTCCACTAGTGAAAGCAATTATTTTGCATTATGCATTTGAAACGATTCATCCATTCTGTGACGGAAACGGAAGAATGGGGCGTCTACTGATGAGTAACTTTTTGATTTCTCAAGGATTTGACGCCGTTCGAGCAGTTTCCTTTTCCATGGCAATCGACCGGACAAGAAGCGGCTATGATGATGCTTTTGTGAAGTCTGAAAATTTATATCAGGATTGCACACCGTTGATAGAATACATGCTTGGCGATGTCATGTATGATTCGTGTTATGAAATTTGTCTCGAACAAGGAATCGAAATTGGAAGTAACTCAGGTGATCGTGAATGTTAGGAGGTTGTAATATGTATTATGTAGCCGATATTGCCGAAGATTGGTATATTAAGGGATCATATGATCATTACGAAATGTCGTATACGGGCGATTTTGACACGGCATTTCGAACTCAAAACAAAGACACCGCATTTCAGGTGTCTGATAAATGCAATGAAAACGGAATGGAAACAAAAGTCATTATTGTAGATGACAAATTCAAACATATAACCGTAACAAAATAAGCAGAAAGAAAGCCGGTAGCAAATACCGGCTTATTCTTTCATCCTGCATTTCTGTATTCAAACAATTCGTCTACTGGTCGATTTAGGAAGTTTGCAATCTTCATCGCATATAACAAGGAAGGCAATGTTTTCCCTTTTTCAATATTGATCAATGTCCGCACACTTATAGATGTCCCTTCTGCAACCTGGCGTTGCGTATACCCAAGTTTTGTTCTCGTTTCATACAGGTTGCAAATAATTGTATCCGTATTCATATGAACCCCTCCTGTTTGTGTTCGTTGTTTTTGGTCCCTATCATATATTTACAATATTATCTGTCCGATAAATGGGACTTTATGACAGAACACGACCGAATATCTTAAACGAATTGTTTTCGGTGACTGGGATCGGATCGTATTTCTTGTTTAATGAAACAAGATATGTACCATTCCCATTATTCTGGAATTTCTTGACATATGCATTGCCGTCTAAATAAAAGATTCCTATTTCTCCGTCTTCTAATTGTTCTGTCTGCTCGATCCAGATCAGTTCTTCATTGTGATAACGCGGTTCCATACTGTCTCCACTTACATATACACCAAAAGAAGCTTCTTCCGGAATATCAGGAGACGTATACATCTCGTAATCTTCGCCGTCCAAAAATGATCCTGTACCAGCGGATACCGTTGTGTAGAATACTTTTCGTTCTCTCAGTATATGAATCGGAATGATGTCGGCGGTTTTGTATTCTCCGCTCTTTTCTAGCAGATGAATATAGTCCATTACTTTTGCGACGCCGGTTTCATTTAGATTCCGAAATGGATTTATCGGGTTCGGATTAACGAATTCTGTATATATGTCATAAATATTAAGGATTTCACATATAGCAAGCAATTGTTTCGAATTCGGAATAGATAACCCGGACTCCCATGCGCTGACCGTATTTGGCTTTACAAATATATCGTAATACTCTAATTTTAATGCAAGTTCACTTTGTTTGATTTTGTGTTCTTTTCTGTGTTTTGCGATTGTCTTCCCTAAATCGTTCATAACAGATCACCTTTCTAATATTTCATTTTCGCATACGAGCGTATCCTCATTGTATCATAATAAATATTGGATATCAATAAAAATATCAACGATATTGATATAGTGAAGTAAATTTCACTTGCAATCTAATATGATTAGAGTTATATTACGATACGTGAACGGAATACACAAAACGATAAAATAACAGCAAGGAGGAAACTATGATTCAGAATGCATTAACAGCAAAACAAAAAGATGTTCTATGCAATATCAACACATTTATCGAAAACAATGGGTATTCTCCCACAGTAAGAGAACTTTGTGAGATGTCCGGAGTTCGGTCATCGTCCACCATGATGAATCGAATGAATCGACTCCGAGATTTGGGATATATCAGTTGGGTGCAGCAAACACCAAGAACAATACGGATATTACGAGAAATATAGATAGATCAGTAAGAAGGAAACCGGGATGAATGGTGCATACCTTCGGCACATCGGAACTCATTCATCTATGTATTAAATGTCATCAATGGTTTTCATTTCCCTTATCCGTTGAATGGTACGAAAAAACAGTACAGTTTGGAGGACTTTGATGATGAAAGAAACAATCAAAATGAAATACGTAACCTGCCCATGTTGTGGAAATCTATTATTTCGGGTAACCGGAAATTGTAGTGTTGATATCCCATGTCCAAGATGTCAGAAAACAATCATTTGTGACGTAGATGGGATATATGTAAGTGTATTCGAAAGAAATGAAAACGATGACGAACCGAAATTTGGAATACAGACACAGTATCCAAACAATGTAACCGCATTTTGCAGGTAGAGAACGTATAATATACAAAAGACCAAACTATTTGAACTGTAGTCTGGTCTCTTTTTTTTAGTTTTCTTTCATTTTTCTGACGAGAAAACATATTTGTGAGCCTTATGAATATTAAGTACGCAGACAGAAAAAGGAGAGAAAACAATGGCAGTTTGGTGTGAAAAAGATGGAAGCAATATTATGATTACCTGCCCACAGGATTTCGAATCTCTTGTTGATCCAGGTGTATATAATGCAATGCGAGAATATTTTGAATTCGGTGTAATTGGCAGTACATTAAAATCTGAAGAACGTATCGAAGAATTAGAATCAGATTTAGATGCGGCTTATGCGGAGATTGAAGAAAAAGATATCGAAGACGCCGTCATGACGCATCTTGAAAATAGAAACGATGATTTAAAACGAATTTTAATGCATATCTGTCGAATTGCGGCTGATATGCCAGATAACAAAGACACAAAACGACTGAAAGATTATCTGGAAGAACACGAATACGATTGTGAGGATTAAAAGAATATGATTACGATTAATACATGGAGAGATCCGTATGATGCTGGTTTTACAACAACAAAACCAAAACAGGTTAGTTTTCAGCCTGGTCTTACTGTTCTTGTCGGTTGTAACGGCGCCGGTAAGAGCACACTGCTTATGAATATCAAAGAAGAAGTTGCAGAACAAAAGCTTCCTTGTCACTCTTATGATAACCTTGTTGACGGTGGCAATCATCTTGGCGCTATTTTAGGCGGATACGGGGAAGAGGGGGATGACCTTGCTTTAGGTGTTAGCCTTTTTATGTCTTCAGAAGGGGAAGAGATTAAAGGGAATATCTCAAGGGAATCACGTCTGTATAAAAGTTTCCTTGAACTTGGGTATTACAATAATCGTGATTACAAACTTCGTCGCATATTTAAGGATGAGGATGAGGATGGGAATGAGAAAATCATCTCCAATGTCCGGATTCTGTTGTTTGATGCCGTAGATTCTGGCATGAGTGTTGATGCGGTCATAGAGGTGAAAGCATTGTTTGATACTATGCTGCAAGATGCCAAAAAGATGGGCATCGAACTGTATCTGATCATTTCTGCAAACGAATATGAGCTTGCAAGAGGTTCACAATGTTTTGATGTCAATACTGGCAAGTATTTAACGTTTGCGGACTATGAAGAATACAGAGATTTTATTATCAAAAGCCGGATGAAAAAAGAAGTTCGTAATAAGAAAGCTGCAGAACGTAACGAAAAACGTAGACAAAAAGAGATTGCTGCATTACAGAAACAATATGAAAAGAAGCTGGCAAAATATCAGAGCTTATTGAAAAAAGAGGCTGCTGGAGAAAAACTGCCTTATTACGAAAAATACGACGCCGAAAGAGATGTAAAAAGTATTATCCGTGACCTTAAAGATTATGGCGTCGAAATGCCGGAATTCAAAGTCGAGGAGGGAAAGTTATGAAAATAATTATGGTGGTAGCACTAATTGTGTTTTTAGTTTTCGTTCTTGTATTTCTTTTTGCTGCTGTAAAAATTAACGGAAACGGAACAAATAAATTCGAAGAAGATATCGAACAGAAAAAGTATATCGATGATATGCAAAGTAAAAAGTAGGTACATTTTGCATCCGGAATATCTGACTGCTGCAAGAGTATATAATATGGTTGCAAAGTCAGCAGTCAAACAAACGGATGCGAAATAGGTTTCTTAGAGCAGTTGGAAACAGTTATTTGTATGCATAGTGTTTTGTACCAAAATAGAGTATAATTAACAGCATACAGACGAGGTTTCCGAAATGTGAACCTTATGAAATATAGAAGAATACAAAAAGAGGGGACACTAGTATGGATAACGCACGAGATGAAGTAAAAAGATTAATGCGTAAAATTGAAGTAAAAGATGCGAATGAAATGGATAATTCTGAGGAATGGAACAAAGTGTTTCAGATCATGTCAGAACATGGAGCAAGTCGAGAAGATGTGGATGCATACAGAGAACATTACAAACAGACAGCATTGTCCTTATTGAAAGAGCCATTGTCTGATATTCCAAGAGGTCGAATGATTCAGTTTTTAAACATATTTGAAAATGAACTTAACAAATACAAAGAATCTTTCCGACTATTCAGGAATCAAAAAGTAGATATTTCTGCACTTATGGAACAATATGATAAATTCAGTTCTGTGTTATCATACTTTTCGGATTTCTTAGTCGAAAACGGAGATCATGAGACTGACTACATTCCTGGATTAGATGAGACAGACGCTTACAAAAATAATAAGCCGATAGACATCGGTGAATCAGAATTAAGCGAACATTATGAAGCAGTAGAACATGCTTTTGCCTGTTATGAATGTTTAGCTGAATACGCTCGGAATGCTATTGAAAATACAGATTCAGCTTTGATGAACGCAGTGTCTTTCAATATGGACGTTTTAGATTTGTATATTAATGGAATTATGGAGTTTATTGAAAATGAAAATGCATCAGATATTTAAAATACCCGATGCATTTACGTGTTATAATGCCTTTAACAACTGAACTAGTTCTTCCGTTGTGATTGGAGCTTTCCCCAAGTTACGTTTTTCCATAAACTTGGTAAAACGAGAAGAACAAATACATTGAACTCCGTTATGTTCTGATAACTCTTTACGTGCTGTCTTTTTCAGCAGTCCAAATGTGTTTGTGTTGTGTCTCTTGCATTCGTTAATGTAGATCATTTGTTTCCTCCTTTCATATATCTAATCATTGTCTACATTTTTAAATATGTGCTGAATATGACAGTGCCTTCCAAACTTGTTATCATTGACTTTTCGGTTCCATATTTAGGTTAACAAATAATTTATACAAACAAGGAGGATTCGATATGAGAAATCATGAATATTGGGTAAAGAAAGACCAGAAGAAGGTAATAGCACGTCAGCACACGGATGAAATGGCCACGAACTATGCAGCCGAAATTACTGATTGCATCAACAGAACGAAGCTGTATGATTTTACAAATGTGGCTGCAACAAAAGGTGGACGAATACCAGTATGCGAAGTATTAGGACTTGATTCTGTCTCAGGCATTTTTGCAGCAAAAACAGGACAACTGTTAATGAGGCATATAGCAGAACAAAACATCACAAAATGCTGCGTATTAAATTTCGCAAGTTATAAGAATCCAGGTGGTATGTTCATCGAAGGATCAACAGCACAGGAAGAAAGTCTTTGTCATGAGAGCTACTTGTACAATGTACTTTCCAGTGATCGGTTGAAACCTGGATACGAATATAACAAGACGAGACTTAATCATGCTCTGTACGAAAATCATGCATTCTATACACCGGATGTTCGATTCTTTCATAATGGAGAAACAACCAGATGTGACGTTATAACATGTGCCGCACCAAATTATTCTGCAGCGCATCGATATCAGCACGTCACTCCGGAACAAAACAGTCGTGTCTTAAAAGACCGCATCAAGTTTGTTCTCGATGTTATGGCTTCAGAAAGTGTTGACTGTGCAATTCTCGGTGCCTATGGATGTGGCGTCTTTGGGCAGGATCCGACAGAAGTAGCTCAAATTTTCAGAAAGGAACTGACAAGTGGTGCTTACCTGTTTGAACACGCAGTTTTCGCAATCATTCCTAGTGATGTAAAAACATTGGATGCATTTAAACGCGTTTTCGAACAGCTGTAAAAACAAATAAGAGGAGCATTTGTTACATTACAAGTGCTCCGTTCTTATTTAAGAAGTAACGATCTCAAATAATATTCTTAATCTCAAAAATAAACTCAAATTATGTTCTTGAAATTTAAGTTTCTTTTATTTTCACAACCACAATTTTAAAACAAAGTCAAATTGGCTGGTCTCTTTTCATTTCCGGTATTTTGTGTGCAGCCGTTTATTCCATATTTATAGTAACAAAATGAATGCACACGAAAAAAGGAGGAAACTAAGATGGTTAAAAGAATTGTGATTTATGAATGTTCAAAATGTGGAAAACGCTCTCAGAACAAAGAGGAAATCATGAGATGTGATGCGGCACATATGGGACTTACTGTCGATGAGAAGATGGAATACGAAAAATTAAGACAAGCTTGTGTAGATGCAGGTAGTTTGAATTCCAGGAGATCTAACGAAGAGACAAACAAAATATGGGATGATGCAATTTATGCATGTTTGGCATTCGAGCATGATCATCATATTGGTCAATTCCAATCTAAGTCCATTGAAAACAAATCTGATGATTGATCTATGAAACAAATATACCTGGTTCCAAGTTTGTACGAAAAAGAAAAAATGTCTACATGTATTGTAACTATGCTCGTATGAATCCACACGAAGAAAGATGTCTTGTTTGAAAAAAAGGAATGTAAACACAAAGAAAACATACCGTTTTGAAACGAGATTGAAAGAAAACAAATTAGAGACTGACAAATTGGTTGGTCTCTTTTTCGTTTCCTGTGTTTTTGTGTGCAGGTATCGAATCCCATATTTAAGGTAACAAAACAAATGCACACATTTAAGGAGGAAACGAAATGAAAGCAATAAATCACAAGAAACATAACCAGAAAGTATTATGTATGGTATCCGTATTATTTATTCTGATTTTTACGTTATCAGGATGTGCGAAATGTATCAGTACGGAAACAACCACGGTACAGGTAAAGATAACAGATGAATACCACAGATCAATGTATGTAATACCGGTTTACAACGGAAAAACAACAACATTGGTAACACATCCTGCAGAATACAGAATCACTGTTGAATATGATGGTATCGAATATGTTATTTCAGGACGTGACGTATACGATAAATATTCTGACAAAGTTGGAGAGTATACGAATGGAACGCTGGAAACGAAAACGTATGATAACGGAATTATAGATTACGATATCATTGAACTTGAATAAAGAAACAATACAAATAGGAAAAGAGGAGTCACTACGGCTACTCTTTTTTTCTTTGTATTCATTCACATAGAAATAAAGAGTGGAAGCTGCCGCCTATGTGCATGCACTGCAACTATAGGTTGCAGAGGAAACTCCGTTCGTATACGAATTTGTAAAATATTTCTATATTCCTGACGAGTTTCCCAAAAAGTGATCCTTATTAGCATTAAAGAATTTGGAAATAACTCTTTGCGGTTCCAACTGAGACCGTAAAACTGCAGGACGAAAAGTCCTGTGAAACCTACACTGTAGGGATGTCTTGAACGTTTCTGCAACGGAGAGACTACAACAGAAAGCTTTGAATACCATAAAAAAGACACCGGGAAACTTCAATGAAGATCCCGATGTCCAGGTATTTCAAACCTCAAGTGACGTCATCCTGTACTGAAACCTGCCGTCTACTCAAGATAATTGAACTACTAATGTTCAATTATAGACGTGCAGATCAGTTAGATCTTTGGAAGGAGAACACGCCATATGTTTTCGTTCGTCTTATAAAGCAGCTTAATTGTTCTCTGAATATTATTCGAACTAACAATTGCCGTAAAAGCAATTGCATGCATTGAAGTTGCGATTACCTTACTTGACAAAATCTTAACAGATTCATTTTCGATTCGTACGTATAACGGTTTAACTTGTCCTTCTTTTGAAAAGGATGCAACAACCGGTACCGCTTTTGCTCCATAAAATTCGTATATGATCTGATTTGTATCCATAGTTATTCTCTCTTTCTTGAAATTGAAAATAGAATACCATAAATTGAATACTTTTGAAATAATATTTCTGTCAGTATCCTTATCACATATTTAAGGTAACAAATAATTTCACACATAAAAGGAGGAAACAAATTATGGTAGTAACAAAAATCGACCCAAGAGTTTATACTTATTATTTAAGCGCAGACAAAAATGATCCGGAATATACATCCTGTCTGTGGGCTCAGTTTGTATTTGACTGCAGTACCGGGCTTCTAAATATCAATAGCGATGCAGGAGATTATTCTTATCGTTGGGGATACAATGAACACGAAGATTTCATGCACCTTATGAGCCGGATTCACAAGGATTATCTGTTGAGTAAGATTTCAGATCGAACCGTATTCTGTCTTCAGGAAAGTATCCAGGAAACAGTAAAATCAATCGAATTGGATGGATTTGAATGCTATGGAATCGAATCAGAAGAGGATTGGCAAGGAATCAAACGTGATCTTTTGAACATGGATGTATACTCAGAAGAATCGTATCTCTGTAAAGTTGAGTCAATTGTTCCGGATATCGACTGGGAGAGTATCTATGTGGAAAAAGATTATCCATATGGCGCAAAAGTCGTTTGCGACTTATTTGAAACGTATTTGTTGCCGATGCTCAAAGAAGAATTCGGAGGTTGAATATGAGTACAATGATACGTACAAACATTGGTGCAATTCCACTTGAGGATTATCTTGATATTAAAGCCACTCAATTAGGTTTCGATGACTATGAGGATTTGAAAAGCAATGGATATACCATTGAGTATAACAAAGAGGATTGTTTCGAAAGATAATTGACTTACTGTAACCAAACAAAGAACCCAAAATATCAGAAATGATATGTGGGTTCTTTTTCTTTTGTAATCTCAGTTCATAATTGCAACAATACGTTCGCAACAGCATTCCTTGTTTCCTGCATCAGAAGTTGGACTACAAATTTCAGGAGTTCATCATGATTGTTTTCGCAAGTGCCGTCCATAACAGCTTCCAGACATTTTTGTAAATAATGGGAAAACTTAGGACCAGGTTTAAGTCCAATAGCAATGAGATCATGACCGTTAATGGCAAGATCTTTAATTGCAAAGGCTGATTGCTCTTGTAAGATTTTGTTTAAAACGGCTTCAATTTCTTCTGTTTTCGGATACCACGTTGGATAATTTTCGCCAACCACTCCATATTCGTTAGGGTACACATGGTCATCACGATCTGCTGTTTTCAAAATAAGCCAATCTCTCATGAAATCAACACCAAATTTGTTTAGCCAGCGCTTCACACATGGTTTTGTTGGAATAATCTCTGTGTCATGATAACGAATCAGGTTAACGATTCTGTCGTTTTCTATTGACGTGCATCTAAAATCTCTACTCAATACTTGGATTGATATTTCATAGGACACTTCCGGATGACCATAAAAACTGTAGTGATCCTTTGCATCGTTGAATGCTTTCGTTTTCGGTTTTCCGATATCGTGCAGCAGTGCCGCCATTTTGATTACGAATGAATCGGTCTCGCAAAGATCTGTAACCGCAAGCATATGCTCATATACATCATGCTTATGGTATGGGTTCTCTTGATCGAGACCAATACATGGAGTAATCTCTGGAACGACTTCGGCAATAATAGGAGAGAATTCCATAAAGATCTGAGAAATTGGTTTCCCACAGGTTAGGATCTTGCGAAATTCTTCTGTAATTCGTTCTCTTGAAACAGATTGCAGCATATTTCGGTTCCTGAGTATGGCTTCTTTTGTTTTAGGCTCAATTTGAAGATCATATTTGATTGCAAATCGGAGAGCCCGTAAAATACGAAGCCCATCTTCCTGGAACCGTTCGTCTGGATTTCCAACAGTGCGAAGCAAACCAAGAAGAATGTAAGATTTTCCGTCAAACGGATCAATCAATGTGTTTGTTTTGATATCGAAAGCCATTGCATTCATTGTGAAGTCTCTTCTAGCCAGATCTTCTTCGATATTAGAAACAAAACGAATTGAATCTGGATGTCTACCATCTGAATATTTTGAATCGCCACGAAATGTGGTAATTTCGTATTCTGTTCCATCGATCAAAACAGATATCGTTCCGAATTTAATTCCTTTTGGAAGAACTTGATATTTCGTTCCGAGGATTTCGGATGCAGCCTCTGGTGATAAATCAGAGCAGATATCGTAATCATGAGGCTCTACGCCAAGGATCATATCTCGAACGCATCCGCCAACCAGGTATGCGTGTTCTGTTTTCGTATGCAAAAGATCCAGAATATCGATAACCGGTTGCGGAATGTTAACGTGTTTGATCATTTCGTTCATAAAAAACTCCTTCCTTTGAAAATCAGAATATATGTTGTTTACATTACATATAAGGCTCAAAGAACCGAAAATTCGTCATGGTTTTCAGAGATTTCTTTGACGAGTTTTTCAAATTGTGAGCCTTATTATGAATAACTAAAGGAGGAAACTTTTATATGGAAAAATTGTATGCGTACACAATGGTATCTCGAAATAAAGACAATAAGGGAGTTCTTGGATTCAAACAGCGAACAAAGTCATATCTTTGTTATGAATCTGAGGAATCAAAAATGATTGAAAAGTTTGATCGTTTTGTTTCAGATGGCGTCCATGGCGAGAAATCAAGATTATACAAATCAGTGAACGCCAGAAACGAAGAGAAAACGAAAAATGCTTTCTTCGCGAGAGTTATGATTGAAAATATCTCAGTCGTAAAATATCATCGTGCTCTTGTAGGAACAGCAATGCTTATGGAAAACAGAGCAGAGAGCAAATGGTTGTTTGATTTCGATAGTACCGATGAAAAAAGGTTATCGAAATTTGTTGACCGGATAGCTTATTATGGGAATCTTAACAAATGTGATATCTTCGTGCAGCAAACACCACACGGTTTCGCTGTCGTAGTGCCACATGGTTTCGATACCAGGAAACTGATGGATGAGTTTGCGGATTGCGATATCACATTAAAACGAGACGACTTACTGTTTGTAAAAATGGCAGAAAACGTATAATTATTCAACTAAATGTATAATTATACAAAACGATGAGAGGAAAAGTATCATGATAAGGACGGAATTATGATGAATAAGAAAAATAGTTTGGAATTCTTACAGAAATGTGCGGATAAGATAGTTAATGCATCTGCAAAAGATATTAAAATGTTTCGGATGCATTATGATATGCATTGTGCAAATCCGTTAACATCTTCTGAGTTTGAATTCATTCCACCGACAGAAAAACAAAACGTAGAGACTGACAATTAAGTTGGTCTCTTTTTGTTTCCGTTCTTTTTGTGTGCCATCTTTTAATCCCATATTTAGGATAACAAAAATAAACACACAAAAAGGAGGAAACGAAAAATGAGTAATAATGTAACAAATTACAACCCAGTACATGGATATAAGGTATTCCGATCTAATTGGACCTGCAGTCCAGACGGCAACTCGAAACAATATGCCTGCCCTGGCAAATTCGAAGAAGAAGGTCCACTTTCGTTATGTGAGCATGGTATGCATTTTTGTAAACAATTGATTGATTGCTTTTCTTTTTACGAATTTAAGCAGGAATATCATGTTGCTGAAGTTGTCGCTTATGGCGAGGTTTTGACAGATAGCATAAAATCATGTACCGATAAATTAGAGATCGTACGTGAAGTTCCATGGGAAGAAGTTTTCAATCTTATTAACATTGGCAAAAGGTGTTCTGGTCTTGGTAATACTGGTGATTTCAACTCTGGTAATTGGAACACGGGTAAGTGGAACACCGGAAATTGCAATACTGGAGATTTCAACTCTGGTTGTAAAAACACGGGCAAAGAGAATAAAGGTAGTTATAATACTGGTGATAATAATCTTGGTCGTAATAATGTCGGATCTTCTAATTCCGGGTATGAAAATGTTGGAAACCATAATGAAGGTTGTTGTAATGTTGGAAGTAATAACATTGGATGGTGGAATACTGGAGATAATAATACTGGTGACAAAAATGTTGGTTGCAGTAATGCTGGATCCAAAAATGTTGGTTATTTCAATATTGGAGATCATAACGTTGGAAACGGCAATATTGGTAATTATAATACAGGCTGCTGTAATGTTTCTAACTACAACACAGGATATTTCAACACAGAAGAACCAAAAATTATGCTTTTCAATAAACCAACACACATAACACTTAATCAATTAAAAGCAAGTCCTGTAAATTATTTGATTGAAGAATTATGTCGGATGAAAAGTCAGGTAAGTTTCATTCAGGAAAAGCAGATGACAGATCAAAAGAAAGCCGAACATCGAGATTATGAGGTAACTGGTGGATTTATCAGAGTTGAACCAGACAGGACGCAAGACTGGTGGGATAATTTATCAGAAGAAAATAAAAACCTTATCAAAGAGCTTCCAAACTTTGATCCGGATATTTTCTATAAATGCACCGGCATTAAAGTAGAGTAAACTTACACTAGAGACTGACCGATTGGTTGGTCTCTTTTGTTTCCGAAGTATTTGTGTGCAGTAACTCATTCCATATTTAGGATAACCAATAGATCACACACAAAAGGAGGAAACGAAAATGAAATACGCAAACCAATTAACAGATGATGAATTGAGAGAGCTCTATATATTGTTTACTGGTTCCGATACAAAAATCAACGAGCTTGATATTACAAGAGATGACGATTCAATCTGTCTCGAGGGTTATATTGAAATCCCGGAATGGGAAGAAGACAGACTGAAAGAAGACCCAAATGCGGTTGTAATTCTTGATGATGATTATGAAATTACAGATTATGACGTAATCGTTTATCATCATTCTGGTAGTTGTACTTTGGAATACAGAAAATGGATGTATAAGAAATTCGGAGATGCATATGCCAGAGACTATTTGTTTAACTAAGTATACGTTGGAGACTGACCTGTTGGTTGGTCTCTTTTGTTTCCGAAGTATTTGTGTGCAGCAATTCATTCCATATTTAAGATAACCAATAAATCACACACAAAAAAAGGAGGAAACGAAAAAATGAGTGAATGCAAGTATGTGAAACACGGATGTTCTTACAAAGAAACTGGATGTTCAGATTGCATTGCAAAAGCTGCTTATAACAAAGCAATCGAGGATTTTAAAATGAATAGTGATCAAAATCCAGAAGATTCGAATTTAGAAGATACAACGAAACTTGAAGAGACTGGTGACTATATTACGACAGCATATGGATCTCTTTATTACTTAAAATGTAAAAAATGTGGTCACGATGACATAATAGACACAAACGGTTATAACTTTTGTCCGTATTGTGGCAGAAAAATAACGTATTAATAGCGACATATTAGTAGCGAGTACAAAAACTATATCATTTCCCAATGAGTAAGAAAACAAAAGAGAGACTGACCTGTCGGTTTGTCTCTTTTGTTTCCGGAGTATTTGTGTGCAGCAATTCATTCCATATTTAAGATAACCAATAAATCACACAAAAAAAAGGAGGAAACGAATATGCCATGTTTACAACTAACAGTAGACAATGTAACAGCGCATTTCTGGCAGAGTGGACGATACTTTTTTAGACAATACGAGACAGAAACAAAAGCGAAACGTATTTCAGCTCAGGAATATATGTCTGCATACGAGACGTATTATGGAATTTGAGATTTCTGACGAGTTTTCCAAATTGTGAGCCTTATAAAAAGTAATTAGGTATACAAGGAAAGGATTTTTTTATGACGAGAAAAGAAATGACAGAGCAATTCGATTTATTTGATTCGTTAATCGCCGCTCCAGAAAAATTGTTTACAGATGATATTGAACGAAATGTTTTTAGATTTATTAGTTCCTGCAGAACAGATGATGGAAAGAGTTTAGGAGATAAAGTCATCGAATATTTGGAAACAATACCATGTTTTTCCATGTGTTATTTGTCTTGGAGCAGCATGGGTGGAATTAAAGTTATTTTTCCACCACTCGAATACGGACCATATGAATACAACAACTTCAGTGTCGATTGTTATCCTATTATGTATATTGATCTGTTGTGGAAAACATATACAATTTATGATGACGCTATTGAGTGTTATAAACTTATGTTTAAACATAAACCGAAACTGGAAACGTATACGATTGATTCTTTTTACGAACAGTTTTTGGATACATCATTTCGGGCACGTTTATCTAAGATACGAACCGCGATTCATTCGGATAAGAATCCGATTACAAGACTTCAGGATGTTGTATTCTGGATCAAGTATCCGTATAGTCGTGCCAAAAATACAGTATCCGAAAAGATCGAGAACGAAAAAACTCGTATCGCTACAGCAAATGAGAAAGCAAAACAGCGATATGAAAAAGAAGTGTATAAATATACATTTGTTAGTAAACAAGCTTTAGGATACGTACACTTGATCAACGAGAAACAGGATCAGATTGTCGAATTCTTAAAAAGTATCAATCCGAGGTTTCGAGAGGATTAATCGCTAAAGGATAAGATACAAGCATAGAAACCATATTTATAGTATAACAAATCAATGTTATACAAGGAGTTATAAGGTTTTCTGTGATAAATCTCCGAAAAGAGGTATGGAGAGTCCGAGTAGACGGATAACGAGTTGGTATTGAGGTTCGAGCCCTCTGAAAAATAAGCTTCTACATTGGGAAACCCCAGCTTCGCTGTAAGGTTTGAATCCTTACTCACAGAGAATCAAAAATAAACGAACAAGAGAGACCGGCCTTTGGGTTGGTTTCTTTTGTTTCCGGTGTTTTTGTGTGCATTCGTTAGATTCCATATTTAGGGTAATAATACAACACACACGAAAAGGAGGAAACAAAATGATGTTAGATATGGAACATAAGATTTATTTGTCTCGTGGTAAGCGACTTGATAACAAACAATGGGTATACGGAGCCGTATTATTCCATGATGGTAATGCTGCAACTATATTTAATCAGCATCCAGGAGATGGATCACTACAGGGTTTCGAAGTTGACATTGAAACTGTCTGCAGGTGTACTGGGATTACTGACATGAATAATAATCTGATATGGGAAAATGATATTATCAAAGACAGGGACCGCCGTGGACGCAAGTCACTTCGGTATAAAGTTGTTTGGGATTACGAAGAAGGAATGTGGGCAGCGCAATCTTGTACCAACGCAATGTATGGCATTGGCGACGCAAATTGTAATGACTACGAAAAGATTGGAAACATATTTGACGATCCAGAAAAGCTTGAGGAGTCAAATGAGAAGTAAACGAACTTTAGAGACTGACTGTTATGTTGGTCTCTTTTGTTGTTTCTGTGTAAATTCTGACGAGTTTCCCAGATTGTGAGCCTTATTATGAGTGAATAATGAAGGGAGACTATCATATGAATCTGCATAAATTAGAAGACACTTTTGAAAAACAAGAACGGAAAGAACTTATCTTTGAACTCTGTTATAAGCTTATACCTCTTGTCTTTTTGTTATTTCTTTTTCTTCTTATCTTGATATGTTAAGTTCCATATTTAGAATAACAAATATATTTCACACAGAAAAAGGAGGAAACAAAAATGAGTAACAAAGTAAGCATTATCAGAGACGGAAATGAATTCCATCTCACAAATGAAGAAATCGAAAACGTATATCGATTCCAAGAAAAGCGATACCGATTACAGGATGCCGAAATTCAGGTAAACAGACGGATTTTATCATTTACGGAAAGAAGTGATAATCCAGAAAATCTTGATCGGTCGACAGTAAATGATTCTGATCTAAGTCCGTATACACCGGAACGCTATAAGAATCTCTTTCATTCGTTACTTGTTCTGAACGATGCTGACATCGAACAGATCAGTGACTGTTTTCAGAGTAAATTTGATTGTAATTGCGACGAAAATACACTCTGGGAATTAGTTATTGATAGCTATGTGAAGGAAAACATGGCTTGTCTGGCAGAGAGGTATAAGGAAGAGAATACCGAAAACATTTCGGTAGACACAAGTGTTCAGGATAAGGTTGATATACTGATTCAATATATCTTTAACAATATGCATTGGTGTCCATTTAAAGACGACGCAGATATCGATTTTGAGAAAGAATGTGTTGGATTTAGAGAGCCTGGATGTAAAGAATGCATTTTGAGAAATATTAATCAGTTAAATTAAAATTTAACCAAAAAAAGGAGAAAACGATATATGAAATTAGACCAATTTGAAAAAGGTGAACTTGAAAAACTGACAAACGATTTAAACAAACTTTGTGACGAGCAGGGCAGAATGTGGCAGAAATATAAAGCAAAACAGCGAAAATGGTTTTATGCGGGAGTTTTCTTTTTGATTTTTGCAGTCGTCTGTGGAATTATAGCGGTTGTTCTTAATAAACCGAATGCTTTAATAGGCGTTACAGCGCAACTTTTGGCTGGTTCGGTACTTATTATCAACAATATAGACGGGTTTAGAAATGCGTAATACATCGTAATACATCCGAAAAGACTAAACTTTATGGAGGAAATGGTATATGGAAGATAAAAAGAAATACGAACATCCAAAATGTTTTTTGCCGGAAAAAGGAAATCCGTATCCTTTATGTATAGGGCAAGGGAAACCAGAATGTGAGGAATGCCAGTTAAGAGCAGATTGGGAACCAGAAGACCCATATGGAGTGGGTGTATAAACTGAGCTTTATACTATCGAACGTTAGTAGTTCAATAGTCGTTTATTATAGAACGTTAGTAGTTCTATAATCTTGGTTTCGTGTGTACTTGATTTCATATGGAAGAAAGGTGAAAAGGTATTATGGAACAGATTCAGGAAAATGAACAATGGCAGTTAAATGGCAACTGTGAAAAATGTAGAAGAAATAATTATTGTGCAAAGCCATGCACTCGTCACGATAGACGAATAAGAGCAGAAAGAGGACGTTGTTAATATTTTCGCTAGTGTCGAAGGAGCAACTTTTGATGATTACAAAGATTTAGTGGATGATTTGTATACAATTTTAAACATCTAAAACAGAGGTAGAATTATGATTGGAAATAAATACGAGTTAAAGAGAAACGAAAAAGAACTTCTTGAAATCGAGAAAGATCTCGCAAAATATTTGAGTATTCCGTTTGTTAAATGTAGTTATGATTGTGTGAATAGTCATAAACACAAAGACAAACAGGAAGTAGACCATAGAAAACAAGAAGCAAAAGAAACCGGTTTCTGGGATATGTGTGACTTCGTAATTAATTACGAAAAATATGAAACAAAAGAAGATTATGAAACAAACGATGGTGGTTATGATGGAGAGGTATACGAACTTCTTTATCTGAAAGGTAATGGTCCTTATATTGTAATTACAGGCTGTTCTGAATAGTAAAATCGTAAACAAATATTAGAGACTGATCAATTTGATTGGTCTCTTTTGTTTCCGGTGTTTTTGTGTGCGTTCCTTAGATTCCATATTTAAGATAACAAAAACATTTACACACAATACAAGGAGGAAACGAAAATGAATAACGAGGTAACAAAAACAGTAAAAGATCTCTTAAAAGAAGGAAAGGCGATCGATCTTATGACACCAGGCGGTTTTGTTTATCTGTCTGCAGATCAGGTTGAAATGATTTCTCGTGGAGATATCACAGAGATTAATTCCAATTCAGGATTCCGCGGGTCAGATATGCCAATGGATATATCCGAGTTGTTAGGTTATGAACTTGTTCGCGGTAGCTACAATGAGAAAACAGATGTAAACGAATATTTAGTTGGTTAACAGGAGGTATTTATTATGTTTGTAACACCAGGATTAAACAAAGAAAAAGTTTATACTGCTTTAAGCGGATACGACAAAGAGCGGATCACCATACACAGAGAACGTGTCAAAAGACAGCTTCAGTCGACATCCACTCATTATGCTGAGTTTTATGATATGCTCTGCCAGATTCAAGATGATAGAAGTAAAGTGATCAAAAGCGACAAATTGGATTCAAACGAATACATCTTCTTTGATGGTTCGGCTTTCCGATATGAAGACGGTGCATTTCTTGGAGTGAGTCCAGCAGATGTTACCCGCTTATTCAGAGACGAGTTAACATGGTCAGAAAACGCAACATTCATAGTTGTAAGGAAATAGGAGGTAATTATGGCAAAAGAAAACAAACCTAGATGGAAAGATTTGCCTTTTCATGAACGGTTCGCAAAAGAATTAAAACGTAATGGAGTTTGCGAAGAACTTTGCGAACATGTTAGACAGAGAGGTCTGAAAAGAGAAAATCAGTAAAATAAGAAAAGAGATCGACTATTAAGTTGGTCTCTTTTTGTTTCCGGTATTTGTGTGTGCGTTCATTAGGTCCCATATTTAAGACAACAAAGATATTTCACACAACACAAGGAGGAAACAAATTATGGAAATAACAAAGATGGAACCGAGATTATATACTTATCGTTTAGTCCCAGACAAAAAGGATCCGGAATATGCATCCTGCACATGGGCTCGGTTTGGATTCGATTGTGATAACGGACGATTGGACATTCATGGCGATGCTGGTGATTATTCTTATGGTTGGGGATTCAATGAACACGAAGATTTCATGCATCTTATGAGCCGGATCGATAAGCATTACTTACTGAACAAGATATCAGATCGATCTGTATTTCTTCTCGAAGAAAGCATTCAGGCTAATATCAAAGAGAGCGAACTCAATGGATGGGAATCCTACGGGATTAAATCAGAAGAGGAATGGGAATCCATAAAACAGGAGATTTTGGACATTGATGAGCAAACGGAAATAGAATTCTATTATGCACTTGACGCTATCCTTCCTTATATGGACTCCGAATCATTTATGGTTGAAAAAGACTACCCATATGGAGCTAAAGTGATTGCGAACTTGTTTACAAAATACCTGCAGCCTAAAATTAAAGAGGATTTCGGATTCTAAAACACACGAAAGAGATTGACCTTGTTGGTTGGTCTCTTTTGTTTTGCTGTTGTTATTGAATACCTATGAACGGTTCCGGATAGTAATCGAATTATGTTATGCAGTTTTCGGAACCAATACCTCGTATTCCAGAAATCGTATCAAATCTATCGAACTTGTTCGAAGATCCGGATTCCGTCAGGGATACGGGTCATGCACTAGTGTTGTTATTAAATACCTATGAACGGTTCCAGAGTGGTAATCGAAGTATATTCTATAACTTTCGGAACCCATGCCTCGTATTCTAAAAATCGTATCAAATCTATCGGACTTGTTCGAAGATCCGGATTCCTTTAGGGATACGGGTCATGCACTAGTGTTGTTATTGAATACCTACAAGCGGTTCCATGGTGGTAATCGAAGTATGTTATACAGCTTTCGGAACCTATTTCATTCGTCTTTCTTTGTGTATTCATACTCGGCACATATTTAGTGTAACAAATTAATTTGCACCTAAATAGAAGGGAGACGATTCAATGCGTTTATCAGGCGTAGCAATTACAAATATTTTAAAACATCGGCAGGCGAACTTTTTAAACGAAACCAATAATCAGAACACATATGCCTATCTGATGTATGAGCACCGGATCACGAATTATTTGTTATCCGGAGACGTCGCATCAGCAGAACATCTTCTTCTTTATGACCCAGTCTTTGGCATGGGAGAGGTTTCTGCAGATGTATTAACAAACGAAAAGGAAGCAAATGCTATTCCGAAAAACGAAGCAATCCTTAAGATTATGCAGACTTCGTTTGGACGGCAGACAGAACATCGTATGTGGCATAAGTTTCCGGAAATTGTTCCACCAGATATTCCAGAATCAGAGGATTTCGGAGTTGAGTATGAAGTTAAATACCAGTTACCAAATGGAGTTATTGAAAGTACGGTAACAGAATGGCTTTGGGAACGGGCCTGGAACTGCATCTATCCTGTTATTGCATGGCGGGAATATAATCCGGTTGTCTCTTTTGACAAAAAGAAATGGGAAAGACCGGAACATGTGTACTAAAACAATAGAAGAGAGCTTCAATATTTTGGGCTCTTTTCTTATTTTCCTGACGAGTTTTCAATATATTGAGCCTTATCAGTATTAACGACATCAATCGAATACTACGGCTGATAATTTATAAAAAAGGAGTAGACAATCATGAAAGAAATCATCAGGAAAGAATACAAGGCAAGTGTCGATGAATTAAAAGAACTTTTCCCGGTCGGGACAATCTGCTACATCAACAACAAGACCGCCCGTGTCATAGAAATAAACGAGCCGATGAGTACAAACTGCATGGCATCTTACCCATCCGTAACCTTCGTGGTCGTAGAACCAGACATGAGCATAGATGTAAACAAGCTGCATCCTACAGTGTATGCGACTGACTGTGACCGCCAGATGATAAATGCAGCTGAAGGAAGCCTTGGTTGTTCAACGATCGAGTAGTTTTCCAAAAAGAAAGTAGGTGTTTATAAAAGAGCTGACAAAACTCCGTAGCTTTAGTTACAGAGATGAGAAGACAGCTCTTTTTTTTTTACAATTCTTTGCAATTTCCTGACGAGTTTTCTAGGAAGTGAGCCTTATAAATGATAGACATGAAGTTTAATACTATTGAACGTTAGTAGTTCAATAGTCGTTTATTATTGAACATTAGTAGTTCAATAGTCCTGGATTGTCAATTACTTTGGGCTTAAAACAATGGAAAACGAAACACCAGGAAAGGAAAGTATGCGTATTATGCAGGAAACAAAAATATTCATAATCTCGAATGAATATCGTAACGCAATTACAAAGATAGCAGCAGAGAATCACCATTTTCTGATTCATGACCCAAAAGCAAACGCGGACCAAGTAAAAGAACTGCTTCCGGATTATGAAGTAATCGAATTAAACCCGATGAAACATGCTATTGATTATTTCTCATTGATTACAAACAAACAGGAAGCGAAATGGTTTGTGGATCTTTTGATTCAAAACGACAGAGTTGTATCCGACTCATACAAAGAAACTATTTATGACGAAATGGAGAAACAGCTTTTAGTTAACGCAATAGAAGAAACATTAGCAAGAAAGAATTGTTCATTTAAAAATGTCTTTGAATTATTAAATTCTGAACTTAAAAAGAGTTATGAACGATCTGAAAACAACGAATCAATACCGTCGTCGATGCTTCGATCGTATAATGATATAATATCGAAACCAGAAATGAATGAAATTCGATTTCGAACATTACTAACGACATGTTTGTTGCTGATAGCTCAGGTGTACAATCCGTTGGTATTAGAACATAACATTCATTCAGAATGTAATAATATTCTTACTGACTGCATAACAAAACTAAAAACCGAAACAAAAGTTGCTATTGTTATGCCGAATTCACCTGTTCATTTTGTTTACGAAGACATTATGTTGGATATATTTATTTGGTTGTGTAGAAAATACGAATACTTTGACATTACTCACGAATCGAAATAATAATGAGCCTTATTGTTGTTACAAAGTCATGATATAACTCATGAATAGGTGTGATACAAGTACCAGAAACAACCGGGATCTTTCTCTTTGATTCATTACGATATCTAAACATGTGCGACTCATTTACAAAGGAATACATTTTGATAGTCACACGTTCCGATTTCTTTGTTTCATTCTTATCCATATTTAAGAGGTAACAAACAAATGAAACATTCAAGAAGGAGCGAATTGTATGGTATTATTTACAAAACGAAACAAAAAGACAGATAATATAATCAAAAAGAGTAAAATAAATAAGGAACACAATATGCAGCATAAGTTACCAAAAGGCTACGACGGTGCGTTTAAGATTCTTGGAAAAGATGTCGAAGTAGTTACAAACTTAAATCATAACAGTAATACATTAGTAATCGGAGCACCGGGTTCTGGAAAAAATTACTGCTATATTGATCCGAACCTGAAATATGCAAACAAAGACAGTAATTTCCTGATTCATGGTATCAAGATCGATGTTGATCATGTAAAAGAATTGCTTCCGGGATATGATGTAATCGAATTAAATTTAGACAAACATCCGATAGACTACTTTAAATTGATTACAAATGAAGAGGAAGCAGCAGAATTTGTTGAGGCATTATGCAAAGTAAACCAGGTTCGAAACAGAAGAGAAGGACAAAGAGACGAATTTTTCGAACAGCTTGAAATGAAAGTCATGACAAATGAGGTTATGAGAGCAGTTAAAAAAGGGTCGTGTTCTTATGATGAAGTAACGGATAATCTTCGTGAATTACAGGAAATCTGTGACGCACATCTTGAGCTCAAAAACAGAGACGAAGCACTTGCACTGGAATTCTTTTATCAAAACAAAGAGCGTTTATATATAAATGCACCAAAAATGTTAATGAATACGTTGATTACCTGTAAGATGTTATTGGAAGATTTGATGTCAGATAACGAAACAAATATTACAGAAATCATCGATAAACTTAGAACTCAGGATAACATTGCAGTGGTTGTGACACGATCATTAGAATGTGACTTGTATTCAATCTTGTTTATGAATTTCTTTATCAAACAGTACCGCAAACAGTATTTCGCAAATGAGAGTGACACACGTATAGTAAAGGTTATACTTGACGAAGCGAGTATGTGTTATATAGATACAGGCTTGTGTGTCCTTGCAAGAACATGTGGAATGAGTATCGATTACTTGATTCAATGTATTTCGCAATTAAAAGAAATGTATCCACAATCTTGGTATGAGCTAATTGAAACGCTAATTAAAACGGTACAGACGGTTATCTGTTTAGGTACAAGAAATTTTGAAACGATACGTTTTATTAACGAAATTGCGGAACTTCCAAAAGGATTCAATATTCAAACGATGTCATTAGAACAAGAACTAATATACGATCCAACAATCAGTAACAAATGGATCGTTGCAAAGAAAGCGACAACAAAATAAGGTGAAACAGAGGCAGAAACGAAACATAAGAATCAAGTTGGCTGCCTCTTTGTTTTTGTTTCCGACTGATACGTGTGCAAACAAATAGTTACGAATGATGCACACAAAGGAAATGAAAACAAAATTAACCCTAGAAGCTAAAGTTTCTGGGTTTGAGTACTTGATTTATGATTATTGAACTACTAACGTTCAATAATAGACGTCGAATGGTTCGAAACTAAAGGTTCGGGGTTTGTATCCGTAGACACGATATCAAACGTTTTACAAGGACAAAGGTATACTTTCATTGTTATGGATTATAATTGGATCAGTTAGAATAATTTGTATGATGATTAGTTTCTTTGTTTTAGTTTCCTCATTTTTGACACATATTTAGTACGAAGCAAATAAAACTATACAATTCAAGGAGGAAACAAAAATGACAGCAGCAGAGTATTACTTAAACAAAGTAAAAAACGTATTAGACGGAAGGGAAGATTGTAGAGAATTGGTCGACTTACAGAAGCGAGCTTTTACGCAGGCTTGTAATAGTATCAAAATTAACGATTCTACATTCCAGTTCGTTCCAAACAACAAGTCAATAAAAGCAGACAAAATCGCTACCGACCAGTTGTATTATGGTATGGTTGCAAAACGACTGTTTTGTGGCACTATTGACGCAACATTGTTTTTTGACCAGTACGGAAAAGCAACATGTGCGTATGCAGGCATCTTAAACGGTTCAGACAGTATGGCTAAGGTATCTAATCTTCTTGAGACAGCAGAACGATTACGTGCGGCCATGAACGAAGCTATGGAACAGTTAGTAAAAGATGAAACATAACAGTTTCTGCTGTTAAACCGTTGTAAACAGTAAACAACAAAAGAACACCCATCGGAATCTCATATGAGATTCTAACAGGTGTTCTTTCCTTTTGTTACGATTCAAACTGATCCGAGGTCTGTTCCGGGAACCAGTGATCGTCACGCAAGTTTTTCTCCTCTATCTCGTTTTTGACATTTACGATATCGATATATTCCTGTTCGTAGATACCTGTAACAAGACCAAGCTTTATCAGCATACGAACGAAATGCTCTTTATTGTCTGTACCGCTAATTAAATGCGGTACTTCCAGAGATGAAGTTTTTAGAGAACTTGAACTAAAACGAAATTAAGTCAGCAAACGAGCACTCAACCCATATTTAGGTCATCAAATTAGAAAGTGAGACCTAAATATGAGTTATAAAATAATCAGCCTGTTTTCTGGATGTGGCGGAATGGATCTCGGGTTCGAACGAGCCGGTTTCGAAATTCCGGTCGCCAATGAATTCGATGCCACAATCTGGGAAACGTACAAACGAAATCATAAAAATACGCATCTAATTGAAGGCGACATCAGAAATGTAACTAAATCAGATCTTGAACCCTATCTTAGGTTGCGACCAGGAGAACAATTGGCAGGAATTATAGGCGGACCACCATGTCAGTCGTGGTCAGTAGCCGGATCCGGAAAAGGAATTGAAGATAAGCGAGGACAGCTTTTCTTTGAATATATTCGTGTACTCCGGGAATTTCGACCACAATTCTTTGTAGCTGAGAATGTTCCCGGGATGATATCAAAGAAACATGCGGATGCGGTTGATCGGATCCTTTCTTTGTTTGCTGAGTCTGGTTACAACGTTTCCGTATACAAAACAAATGCTTGTAACTATGGATTAGCGCAAACGAGAGAACGGATCTTCTATATTGGCATCCGAACTGATCTTGATATTTCATTTGTATTTCCAGACGGAGATCCAGAACATATTGTAACACTGAAGGATGCTATTTGGGATTTACGAGACAATGCTGTTCCAACACTTGCAAGAAACAAACGTAATCCTGCAGCGGTTAATAACCATGAATATTATGTTGATAGTTATTCTCCGGTATTTATGTCCAGAAACCGTGTCCGCAGCTGGGATGAGCCTGGTTTTACAGTGCAGGCATCCGGACGCCAATGTCAGATACATCCAAACGCACCAAAAATGCAGCAGATATCAAAAGATTCGTACTGTTTTGTCCCGGGTGCTAAAGATCGGTATCGAAGAATGAGCGTCCGAGAAGTAGCAAGACTACAAGGGTTTCCGGATGATTTTGAATTCATGTATGAAAATGTGAATAATGGATACAAAATGATCGGAAACGCAGTACCAGTTAATATGGCAGAAGCGATTGCTAGAAATCTGATGAATGCATTGAAAGCCAGCCTCGATATTTCAAATAGTACTATGGAAGGCTAAGCAAATTAGAGATCGACTTTATATTGGGGTTGGTCTCTTTTTGTTTCCAGTGTTTTTGTGTGCGATGGTTTTAACCCATATTTAGGATAACAAACACACACACAATAAAGGAGGAAACAAAATGAGTGAAGCAACAAAAATGAGTGAACCTGTACATGGATACAAAGTGTTTAATCCAGATTGGACATGTAAACCAATCGGGGGTTCAAGCAAACAGTATACCTGTCCAGGTAAATTCGAAGAAGAAGGAGAACTTGAAATTTGCGAACATGGAATGCATTTCTGTCAAACAGCTGCCAAATGTTTTAATTATTATGAATTTAACAGCAAAAACAAGGTTGCCGAGGTGATCGCCTATGGGGATGTTATAACAGACGGTAACAAATCGTGTACTAACAAGCTGGAAATCGTACGTGAAGTCCCATGGGAGGAAGTACTAAGCCTCGTAAATGTTGGAAAAAATTGTACTGGTTTACGTAACACGGGAAACGAAAATGCTGGGAACTGGAATGCTGGAGCTTGTAACGAAGGAGACTGGAATACCGGTGACCGTAATATTGGTGACAGTAATACTGGAAATTACAACACAGGTGATTATAATACTGGAGGTCGTAATTCCGGAAACTGTAACACTGGATGTGCTAATGCTGGAAAAGGTAATGCTGGAGGCAGAAACGATGGGGACTGGAATGCTGGGGATTGTAATGAAGGGAATTACAACACAGGTGACTACAACAGTGGAGACAGCAACACCGGAACCTGGAATATTGGAAAACATAATTCTGGTAACTGTAACATTGGCAGCTGGAATACCGGGGACTGGAACAAATCATTTTTTAATACCGGCTGTTTCAACACAGAAGAAACAACAATTATGATGTTTAACAAACCATCGAATTGGACTTTTCGTTATTGGTTAGAATCCAATGCAAGGTTTTTGTTAACTCAGATGCCAAAAAGAACAGTCGAATGGGTAGATAAAGAGGATATGACTGATGAAGAAAAAGAGTTGCATCCGACTTATGAAATAGCAGGCGGTTACCTGAAAAGACTGAAAAACTTGGATCTTATTCAGTCTTGGTGGGATAATCTTTCTCTGATGGAGAAGGATGCCATCAAAGCGATTCCGAACTTTGATCCTGATATTTTCTACGAGTGCACAGGAATCAGAGCGGACTAAAAATGCAAAGAGGAGACTTCAATTGAGGCCTCTTTCTTTTTGTTTCCGTTTCTTTTGTGTGCAGTAGTTTAGTCCCATATTTAGGATAACAAGAACTCACACACAATAAAGGAGGAAACGAAAAATGATTAATGTTACAAGATTAAGCGACAGAGCGTATGGATACAAGGTATTTAATCCTGACTGGTCCTGTAATCCCCGAGAACATGATGCACAGGGACAATATACTTGTCCAGCTAGATTTGAAGACGACGAAATGGATGTCCAAAAACGTGGAATGACATTTCGTACGAACCCAATTGGTTATTTCAAATCTGGATTTTACAAGTTTGATAGCAATACTCATGTAGTCGAAGTAATAGCTTACGGCGATATTGGAAAAAGTGAACATGGTACGCTATGTTGGACAAACAAACTTGAAATTGTTCGGGAACTTTCCTGGGAAGAAGTTTTAAGTCTTGTTAATATCGGCAAGGATTGTACTGGAATTGGTAACACAGGCGAATGTAATACTGGAAATTATAACTCTGGTTCTGACAACGAGGGTGACCGGAATGTAGGTTATTACAACTCAGGACGCGGAAATGTAGGAGATCATAACACTGGAGACCATAATACAGGAAACCATAACAGCAGCTATGATAATACTGGACATTACAATTCTGGGTACAGAAATTCAGGAGATTATAACGCAGGATGTTATAATACCGGGAAGTCAAATACAGGAGATTATAATATAGGTAATTACAATGACGGTGATTACAACACTGGCGATCAAAATACTGGACATCATAATACTGGACGCAAGAATGTAGGAGATCGCAATACAGGTTATGAAAATACAGGAAATAATAATACCGGAAACAATAACAGAGGAAAGAGTAATACTGGAAATTATAACTCTGGAAATTATAATACCGGAAATCGAAACATTGGAAACCGAAATACTGGCGACTGGAACCTGTCTTCCTATAATAATGGCTGCTTTAATACAAAAGAGCCAACAATTATGCTGTTCAACAAACCATCAAACTGGACTTATAGTCAGTGGTTAAAAAGTAGAGCGTGTCATCTGCTGAACGATATTCCAAATCGTACAGTTGAATGGATTTGGTCAGACAACATGACTGATGAAGAAAAAGAATTAAATCCAGGTTATGAAACAGTAGGCGGATACCTTAAAGTTTTCTCACAGGATGAAAACCGTAATATGGTTCAAGAGTGGTGGGATGAATTAGATGATTCTGAAAAGAAGACAATTCTTTCAATTCCGAATTTTGACGCAGACATTTTCTATAAATGTACTGGTGTAAATGTACAGCTTGAGTCCTAACAAAAATCAGAGACTGACCTTTTGGTTGGTCTCTCTTTTGTTTCAGGTGTTTTTGTGTGCAGTAGTTAGTACCATATTTAGGTTAACCAATAAAGCACACAATTCAAGGAGGAAACAAGTATGCCAGAGAAAAAAGATATGTCCAACAGTTGCGATTTCATGTATCAAGATTATTGGACAAAAGCGAACGTAACGCACGAACTCACACGGGAAGACTGGATGCGATGGTACAACGAACATTGTGCTAATTGTAAGTACATGGGCGAAATCTGCATGTACGGAGAAGATTAACTAAAGTATAGAGCCTAAAATGTTTGATAAATTCAGACATTTCGGGCTCTTTCTTTCAGTTGCAAACATGTTCCGTTTCCGGTTACTTTGTGTGTAATAATCTTATCCCATATTTAAGATAACGATGGACACACAAACAAGGAGGAAACAAAAATGATAAGAATGAGCAAAGAAGAAATCAAGAAGAGATATGGATTAAGAGAAGGCAATCAGGAAAAGATGTTAAAAATGCTTTGCATGATAAGTCTTTTCGATTGGGAATTCCCAATGTTTGACCAGATTGATGAATTTTTCAAAACACAGCCGAGAACAGCAATTGAATGTTTTGATAAAATCTGGAAGGCAGATGATGCTCTTGAGGTTTTAGATTGTACGAATGCAATCAAAGAAAACGAACATATCTTTTTGGAGAAAAGAAGTGGTTACGATGAAGTGAAACCTTATATAAAGGATTCCTGGAGTGATATCTTCAAGATCGAATCACGACCATTTCCGAATTACGACGAATTATCAAACAAGTATTACAAGATGTCTGATAAGGTTGCAGGAACAGAGTTGGAACAGTACTTAGAAAAACCGACAATTCCGTATATGAACGTGCTTACAGTCACAGAAGAAGGACGTATTTTGTATAGCGCGTTAAGAGCAATCGAAAACCAGCTTTAAACAGAACAAGGGATCTCACATATGAGGTCTCTTTTCTTTTTGTTCCCGGATGTTTTGTGTGTAGCAGTCCAGTCCCATATTTAAGACAAATAATTAAGTACACATAAAGGAGGAAACAAAATGAGTGATGAGACCAAAAAGAATGAATCTGTACACGGATATAAGGTATTTAGACCGGACTGGACTTGCAGTCCATGCGGGAATACAAAACAGTATACATGTCCAGGCAAGTTCGAGGAAGAAGGAGAAATCGAAGTTTGTGGCAACGGAATGCATTTCTGTCAAAAAGTAGCAAACTGTTTTAATTATTATGGCTTTGACAGTAAAAACAAAGTTGCCGAAGTAATCGCTTACGGTGATGTCGTAACAGATGGTGATAAGTCATGTACAAATAAGCTCGAAATCGTGCGGGAGCTCTCCTGGAAAGAAGTATTAGATCTTGTTAATACTGGCAATGACTGTACTGGGTTAAAAAACACTGGAAATGAAAATGCTGGGAATTTGAATTCTGGAGATTATAATACTGGAGATTTCAACACTGGCGATGATAACAGAGGATATTGGAATTCTGGAAACCAAAATTCTGGACATTATAATACAGGATCTCAAAATTCAGGAAACAAAAACACTGGCTCTTATAATAGCGGTGGTTGGAATTCTGGTGATTGTAATTCAGGTGATTTTAATATAGGTTATGAAAATTCAGGCAGTAATAACACTGGATGTAAAAATGCTGGATATTATAATACCGGTGACGAAAATATTGGTAACTGTAATACGGGGGATAATAACACAGGTGATCTTAATAGTGGACATTTTAACCTGGGAGCTGAAAATACAGGCAATCGGAATCTTGGTGATTCTAATTCTGGAGACTGGAATAAATCATCTCACAATTCTGGTTGTTTCAACACCGAAGAACACAAAATCATAATGTTCAATAAGCCTTCTAACATGACTTATACTGACTGGCAGGATAGCGATGCATGCGCTTTGTTAGACAGTATGCCAGACGTATCAACAAAATGGGAAAAAGAAGCTTGTATGACCGATGACGAGAAGACTTCTTACCCAACTTACAAAACAACAGGTGGATACCTGAAGGTTATTAACAACATAGATGGTAGACAAAAATGGTGGAATGATCTTTCGGATTCCGACAAAGCTGTCATTAAAGCAATTCCAAACTTTGATCCTAATATTTTCTTCGAATGTACAGGAATCAAGGTAAATTAATCACAAACTAGAGACTGACCAATCGGTTGGTCTCTTTTTGTTTCCGGTTCTTTTGTGTGCCACAGCCAGACACATATTTAGGATAACAAAAACATCACACACAAAAAAAGGAGGAAACAAAATGGGTAAAGTGACAGAGACAAATGGACCAATACACGGATACAAGGTATTTTATCCGGATTGGACCTGTAGACCAAATGATAGGGCGATATCAAAACAATATTCATGTCCTGGAAAGTTTGTAGAAATGGGTCATCTCGATCTCAGCGAACATGGAATGCATTTTTGTACACGTTTATCGGACTGTTTTTCTTATTATAGCTTTAATCCTGAAAACAAAGTAGCCGAAGTGGTTGCTTATGGAAAAGTTATAACAGATGGTAATAAGTCGTGTACCAATAAGCTCAAGATAATTCGCGAACTTTCATGGGATGAAGTATTGCATCTTGTCAATATGGGTAATCTTTGTACCGGTTTTGAGAATACAGGCGGTCTTAATTCAGGAAATCGAAATGCAGGCAACGGAAATTCTGGATCATATAATTGCGGACACAGAAATTCTGGAGACTTTAATACCGGAAATAACAATTTCGGTAGTAACAACACAGGTGGTCAAAATATTGGAAGCGGTAATGTAGGTTCCTATAACGTAGGTACAGGAAATACAGGTTATGAAAATTCTGGAAATTATAATTCTGGTCGCAAAAACACAGGAAGTTATAATTCAGGATCGAAAAATGCAGGAAAATACAATTCCGGAAATAATAACACCGGCAGTAAAAACAGTGGTGATCATAATTTTGGAGACAGAAACGCAGGTGACTGGAATCAGTCATCTAATAATTCTGGCTGTTTCAATGTAAAAGAGCACAAGATCATGATGTTCGATAAGCCGTCAAACATCACTTATGAAGACTGGCTCTGTTCGGACGCAAGATATTTGTTAAACCAGATGCCTGGGTTCAATGTTGACTGGGTGTTCGAAGTAGATATGTCTCAAAAAGAAAAAGACAGGCATCCAAGTTATAAAACAGCAGGTGGATTCTTAAAAATACAGGATGATTGTAGTCGTGTTCAATATTGGTGGGATAATCTTTCGGATACGGAGAAGGATACCATTAAAGCGATTCCGAACTTTGATCCTGATATCTTTTACGAATGTACCGGAATCAGAGTAGGGGTATTAAAAACAGATGTATCCGACAATAACGAACCCGTAGTCGAAAAACCCGACAGTGAAAACATCGATAGAGGTGAAACACTGAAGCGTATTCCTGATTACCTTATGCTTATAGACAAAATGCCTGTATATAACAGTCGTCATAGAAAACAGCGAGGAATTGATGATATCAAAAAGATTATGCGTGACCTTAAGTATGATGAGGAAGATATCGACGCTGTAGATGAACGATTCTGTGAGGGATTCGAAATTGCAAGACAGATTGCAACAGACATGTTAAGAGAAAGATATCATGAGTGTACAAAAACAAACTAGTTAAAACACAAGGAAGAGACTTCAATCGAGGTCTCTTTCTTTTCGTTTCCAGAGTATTAGTGTGCAGCAATCAGACACATATTTAGGATAACAAAAATATTACACACACAAAAAGGAGGAAACAAAATGAGTAAAGTGACAGAAACGAACGGACCAATACACGGATACAAGGTATTCAATCCAGATTGGACCTGTGATCCGTTAAATTGGGCCTGTGATCCGTTAGGATTCAAACCAAAGCAATATGCGTGCCCTGGTAAATTCGAAATAGAAGGGGAACTTGAAATTTGCCATAATGGAATGCATTTCTGCCAAAAATTAGCAGATTGTTTTGAATATTATGCGTTCAATCCAGAAAACAAAGTAGCCGAAGTGATTGCTTATGGGAAGGTTCTTATAAGTGAAAGTGAGAAATATGGTAACAAATTATGTACCAATAAGTTAGAAATCGTACGTGAAGTTCCATGGAGTGAAGTGATAGCTCTTACCAATCTTGGAAATAATTGCACTGGATTTTCTAACACCGGTAACGATAATGCCGGAAGTTACAACACAGGACGTAAGAATACTGGTCATAGTAATACTGGATCTGGTAATGCTGGAAGTCACAACACAGGAACTTTTAATATTGGAGGTTTTAATACAGGAAATCGCAACCTCGGATACAACAATGCTGGTGATTATAACGCTGGTCATAGAAACACCGGAGATCAAAATGCAGGCAATAGAAATACCGGAGATTATAATCCAGGATTTGGAAATGTTGGAGATAATAACAACGGTGACATGAACACAGGTAACTGGAATTATGGAAGTAATAACGTAGGAGACTGCAACATTGGTAATTTTAATACCGGCGACTGGAATGCATCTTCTTACAACACCGGTTGTTTCAACACAGAAGTACCAACAATAATGCTGTTCAACAAACAATCGGATTGGACTTATTACGATTGGTTAGAATCAGATGCAAGATTGCTGTTGATGAGTATGCCAAAGGAAACGATTCAATGGGTAGACAAAGAGGATATGACTGCCGAAGAAAAAGAATTAAATCCAAGTTATGAAACAGCAGGCGGATACCTTAAAGTTTTCTCGCAGGATGAAAACCGTAATATGGCTCAAAAGTGGTGGGATGAATTAGATGATTCTGAAAAGAGATGTATCTTTGCGATTCCAAATTTCGATGAAGATATCTTTTATAGATGTACGGGAATCAAAGTGTATTAAACTCACACTAGAGACTGACCGATTGGTTGGTCTCTTTTCGTTTCCAGAGTATTTGTGTGCAACAGTCTTATCCCATATTTAGGATAACAAAGAACAAACACACATAAAAAGGAGGAAACAAAATGAGTGAAGTAACAAAGATGAGTGGACCCGTACGTGGATACAAGGTTTTTTATTCGAATTGGACCTGTAGACCAGCAGGAGCTAAACCAAAGCAATATACTTGTCCTGGTAAATTCGAGGAAGAAGGAGAAATTGAAATTTGTGGTCACGGAATGCATTTTTGTACCCGGTTATTAGATTGTTTTAATTATTATTCGTTTAACCCAGAAAACAAAGTTGCTGAAGTGGTTGCTTATGGAGATATCAAAACAAATGGTGAAAAATCGTGTACTAATAAGCTTGAAATCGTACGCGAACTTTCCTGGGAAGAGGTATTACAGACTGTTAACACAGGTCTTGATAATTCCGGAATTGGTAATTCTGGAGATTGCAATAAGGGAAATTGCAATACTGGCGATCAAAATTCTGGACACAGAAACTCTGGTGATAGAAATCTTGGATACAAAAATACAGGTTGCGAAAACTATGGAAATCGAAACACAGGAGACAAGAACATTGGAGACAGTAACGTAGGTGATAACAACAAGGGAGATAGAAATGTTGGAGATTGGAATTATTCTTCGTTCAATTTTGGTTGTTTCAATACGGATACAGAATCAAAGATGAGGTTCTTTAATAAACCATCAGACTGGGCACCGATCGATTGGTTTGCATCCGATGCAAGAGCTTTATTATCCGATATTTCACTTACCGTGTATAAAGGGAAAGATGATCACTATGATTACTACTCGTCAATCGAGGATAGACAGAACTGGTGGGATAACCTGTCAGAAAAAGACAAAAATGTCATTAAAGAACTCCCAAACTTTGATCCGGAGATTTTCTACAGATGCACCGATATCAAAGTAGACTAAACTTACATTAGAGACTGACCGATTGGTTGGTCTCTTTTGTTTCCGAAGTATTTGTGTGCGGTAGTTCATTCCATATTTAAGATAGCCAATAAATTTAGCACATATAAAAGGAGAAAACGAAGATGAAACACAATGTAACAAACAAAAGAGGGTTATTGGTTTTAGCGGTCCTGATCATGTCTTTGTATCTTACCGGATGTTATTCTGATCTTAGCGAGAATTCAAACGAAAGCACTCAAATAACAGAGCAGAGAGCAGATTCAAAATCAGTATCTGATTCCTTAGAACCGGTTTTTGTAAAGTACGATGACACATGGCATATCTATTATCGAAATCCAGATGATAAAGAAATTAATCGTCTGTACGATAAGAATGGAGTAGCTGTTGGATGTATTACATCGTATTATGGTTTTACCCTTGGGGAATACAATACTATGAGATTATCCTTTGAGGACGAAAATGGAGATCAGAACTACTCCTATGTTATGGTCGATGCAATTCTTGACGTCGATTCATATCGTTTATCATTAGAAAACGAAGGAACGGATGACGACTGGTCTGCGTTCGGTTTGGAGAATCCGAACGAATAGGATCCGCCAAAATGTAACCAAAAACGAAAGAGAAAAGAATCTGAATACAAATATGTGGGTTCTTTTTCTTTTGGTTACAGAAGAAACGGATCCGAAATCTTAAGAAATCTGACGAAGTTTTCAAAAAATGAGCCTTATTAATGATAGGAAAATAAACTATTAACAAACGTACGTATGTAAGGAGAAAATATTATGTTAGATGCTATATTTGGTGTTTTGCTTGTTGGAACTATTTTGTTTGGTATTCTATCTGGTTCTGAAGATCGTGGTGTCGCTATATTGGAGATAATTATCATTGCTATCGGATGTATATACTTTGGTTGGTAGCAAGATGTTTTCGTATCTAGATGTTTTTGTTGCCGTTATTTCATCTCCAATTAATCGGATACAAAAAGAGAGGGCAACGAATGATCCGTTACACAGTCAGTGTACCTATTGTTATTAAACCCGAACGAAATACATATTTAAGATAACCAACAATTACACACAAAGAAAAGGAGAATATTATTATGCTTATCTTTTTAGTCGCACTTATTGCTATGATTGTTTTCTATATCGTATACACAGAAACGATGTTTACAAGCATTGGTGAAATAGCAGAAAGGTTATCATCCATTGCGTTTTGGGTTGTTTTCGTTTCCTTTATCATCTTTGTTTTAGCTCATATTGGAACAGACTCAAAGATTATGAAAAACGAGATCAGATACAACGCTTTGCTTAACGAAGTAAAGATTGCGGATGCAGGAAACGATGATGCTGCAAAAATATTAGCAATCAAAGATGTTTCTGAATGGAATCAGAAAGTCAAAGAAGATAAATACTGGACGTACAATCCATGGACATCCTGGTATCATAACGAGAAAGTTGTCGATGTAGAAAAGGTTATCAAGTTACCATGGAACACAGACAACGATTAACAAGAAAAAGAGAGTCTGCCTTATGGCGGGCTCTTTTCTTTTCGTAGCCTGATGTTTTCGTTGTCGTTATTTCGTGTCCGCTGAAGTTGATTTTATATATAGTGTCCAATAAATCGGACACAAAAAGAGAGGGCAACGAATGATCGGCTACAAAATTACGGTATCTGTTGTAATTGTGTTCGAACGAAGCACATATTTAGGACAACAAACAAAACGTACACATATAAGGAGGAATTAAAATGTTATTATTTTTATTAACCGTTGGAGCTATTTTATCAATCATCGGTGTCGCTTTGTTAGCAGTCTGTCGTATCAAATATAGTTACGATGCAGAGGCTCTTGGTAAGAGTTTGCTGACGGCTGGTATGCTGCTTGTGTTTATCGCTGGCGGCGTATACATTGGCGTAACATACGTCAACCCAATGATCGGTGCATAAAAGGAAAGAGCTTGCCTTCATGGTGGGCTCTTTTCTTTTCGTAGCCAGGTATTTCGTGGGCGTCAGCTCGTGTCTTTTTATTTAGTTTTATAATATCGAGTCCAATAATCCGGACACAAAAAGGAGCCCACTAAAAAGCAGGCTCAATTTCTTTTGTTTAACAGCAGACTCCCAGAAATTTTGCTATTCTGGGATCAAAATCAGAGTCAAGATCCATCATCATATCCGCATGAATCTGTTCGAGTTCTGCTTTTTTAGAAGCATACTCAGATTCGTACATACCTGTGGCAAACTCTAACTTTGTAAGCATTCTTGCGAAATACTCTTTGTTTGCATCAGAGTTTGATGAATCTCTGACCAGAAGACAGATATCAAGAGACGTAATCTGCGTACTGATTTCACGCAGAGTATCTTTTGATACTACCTTATAAAGAGTCATAAACTCGTCATCCGAATCGTCTTTTGACAGAATATAACGCTTTCCATCATAGACAAATCTGATATGACTTTCGGTCACCTTTGCAATGTAAAGGTTGTCAAGATTCTTGATTTCGATACTGAAGTCTGCAGTATCATTCTTTAAAATACGCATGTTCAATTCCTCCTTGAATGTGTATGCATTTATTTGTTGTATTAAATATGGGATTGAAGAAAGCGAAATAACAAAAAGAAAAGACACACAGTAATAACTGCATGTCTTCCTTTGCGTTTACAATTTATTTGGACTCGGCAACTTTCTTGAGAAACTCTTGTACATCATCACGTTTCAGGAATTCTTCTTCCTTCTCATCTGTAAATAAGGAGAGGTCAGATTTTGAAGCCAAAGCCTCTCTGTAAGAATGAGAAGTAATATCCAAAGCTGTCGTTGCTTCACGTCTGGAGACTGGATTCTCGGCTTCTGTTGTATCAGGATTGTACTTTTTCCAATATTTCCGATGAAAGTACAAAACTGATAATGCATCTTTGTTTATAAGTGCATTGATTGGCACATATAGACGATGGTATGTGGTTTTCCCGTTTTCAGATTTTTCTGGGAATCCAACAGAAATCATGTCGGTATACCTTTCTGGATCATTCCAGCGCAAATTAGGATTAGAAATCGGTTTTTCTTCCCAAACATGATCATAATCTTTCATGTATGGGAAATCTCTTCCCAAAATCTGCGGAAGTATCATAGCTCTAATTGTCTCATCTGTGTAGGATTTTGAACCGTGACCAGATGTTTTAAAGAATTCATCATTGATATCCTTAATCTGGTCATTAAGTCTTGCAATTTCTGCTTTGATATCATCGATCTTCTGTTTCTTTTCTGCCCATTCGTCTTCGTATAAACTGGTCGCAAATCCAAGTTCTGTAAGAGCCTTTGCAAAATATTCACGATCGAGATTACTATAAGTTATAGTAAGTGGGTGACGTTTGGATACGTCTCTGATAAACCATGAAATACGAATTGACTTGTCAGTAGAGTTTATGAACCTCATATTCACAAACCCATAATCGTTTGTGAAAATTCGCTCATAGAAGTACAGTAAAGAGTTGCAAAAATCACTGACATCGATAATCGCAAAATGCCGATCCTCGTAATCAAAATACAGCTTTCGAAGCGTTACTTTAGTGATTCGAAGTTGCATGATATCTTCAATGTTAAGTGGTGCTGGATTGAAATCATCATTTCCGTCATTAGAGTTACCAAGTCCTGTTTTATTAATATTACCCATTGTTTTGATCTCCTTTCGTTTGATCTATTTTATTTGGTATCCTAAATATGTGCTCGAAAGAGACAAAAGAAAAGACACACAACAATCGCTGCATGTCTTTCTCCAGGTTTAGGAACTTATTCGGCAACTTTCTTGAGGAACGCCTGAACGTCATCACGCTCAATGAATTCCTTTTCTCTGGCGTCGTATTTACCGAAACCGTAATCGTGCCAGTATTTCAGATGACAGTCAATAATTGCCTGTGCATCTTTTCCCATCAAAGCCGAGATAGGAGTGTACAGGGAATGTGCTATCACTTTTCCATCTTTTGTTTCCTCTGGAAAGCCAATATAGATCCAGTCATTGAAACTGAAATCTTTGTACACGTCAATCTTAAAACAATCTTTCAGGTATGGTAAGCGTCTCATCAATAAGTACTTCGAAACATCCCCAGATTCACACTGATAGCTATTTGCTATAATATAAAAAGTCGCAGGCTTCCGGACTTTACGCGCCCAGGAACCTTTATATTCTGTAAATTCAGAATATCCCTGACTTTTGTAAATAGCAGTACAGTAACCAATAGGTTCTCCTTCTGGTCTTGCTCCCGGAACAGCGATTTCTGTTGACAGACTAGATTTACTCATATAACGAGCCGCCGCTGCAACAATCTCATCGTCTGTGAAATACTGGGACATGTACTTATAGTCGCACCAGAACATAAGCACATATTTCCGGAAGTCTGGATCAGCAAGTCTATCTTCCATTTCTTTACGGCGTTTGTTCCTTTCGGCTTCTTTCTGTAAACCAACGGCATCCTTTACAAGACGCATCATCAGTTCCTCTTCTGTGATATCAACATACTGTTTAATAAGTTCGATATCGATTAAATTATTCTTTGCCATGTTTTTGTTCTCCTTTTTTTGTGTTGTTTATTGGTTGTACTAAATATGTGTTTTGTCGGACGCAAACATTTCGAAACCATCATTTTGATGTTCGACTAAGCGTTCCAGTTATAGGAAACATGTATTGAACATCATTGATTATAGGTTTTTCTTATATATAGCGCCCAAAATATGAGAACACAAATAAGCAAGAACAAAAAGAGACTGGCATTAACCAGTCTCAATTTTTGTTTGTTATCGTTCGAAACCTAAGACAGAAGCAATTTTATCTGCCAGAACATCATAATCGGTACCATAGATGATAGCGGAACAGTCGTCTTCCTCTTCTCGTTCTGGATTTGGAATATCATCAGTCGTGATTCCTTTGTCGTCCAGGAAGTCCTCAAAAATATCGATGAGCTGTCCGATTAATTCCGGCTTTTCAGCATCAGCAACTTTCAGTTCCCACGTTGGTTTGAATGTACTCATATAGTTTCCTCCTTGAGTTTTAATGATTTGTTATCTTAAATATGTGCTACATGGTAGCAATCAAAGAGTATTCTATAGCTTTCGAAACCTATACAACTATATTCTTAGTTTCGTATCAAAACTTGCACTAGTGTTGTTATTGAATACCTATGAATGGTTCCAAGCAGTAATCGAAGTGTATTATACAGCTTTCGGCACCTATGCTTCGTATTCTTAAAAACGTATCACGAGAACTTGTTTCGAGTGAACTGTACACCGTAAGGTGTGGTATCAAAATCTGCACTAGTGTTGTTATTGAATCCCACTCCTTTGGAGTACAGGTCACGTGAGATAAACTCCCGTGATACTAATAATAGGTTCCAGAGTGGTAATCGAAATGTTTTCTGCAGTCTCTGGAACCTATACCTCGTATTCGAGAAATCGTATCAAAACTTGCACTAGTGTTGTTATTGAATACCTATGTGCGGTTCCAAGATGGTAATTATGACATGTTATGCAGTTTTCGGAACCCATCGTCTGTTTTTTTTCAACTATAACCAAACCATTATCTCAACCTTTGAACACAGTTTTCTGTTTCCTTTGCTTTTTCGTTATCCATATTTAGGATAACAAAAACAATGAACAACGAAACAGAAAGGAATATAGATTATGATTTTATTTAGCAGAAAGAAAAATCAGGAAAAGCAAAATATATTACGTGCACCTAAGAAACCAAATTATGAGTTTAAAACCTATCAGTTACCGAGTGGATATTGCGGTCCAACGAAAAGGCTCGGAAAAGATGTATTAATTCCATTGAGCCCTGAAACAAATACGAATGTCTTAGTACTCGGAGCAGCGGGCTCAGGTAAGAAATACAGTTATATCGAGCCCAATATTATGACCGCAGATCATCATAGTAACTGTATCGTCTATATGGGAAAATCAGAAGCCGAAGATATTGTCGAACGTATGACAGAAAGAAAAACATTTGAGATCGACTTAAGCAAAAGACCAATCGATTACTTCTCTTTGATTACTGATCGTGCGGATGCGGAACGATTCGTAAACAAAATGTTTAATGCTCATAAGTTTCTTTTTGATGACGAAAAGACAGATGAATTCTTTTTGGAAGCCGAAAAGAGAGCTCTTTTAGATATCATTTTGGTACTTCTTGACCGTCCTGAAAAATGCAATCACAAGAATATTGTTGAAAAGCTATCTGGGGATACCAGCGGAGATGCTGCTTATTGGTCAGAATCAATTCGATCTCTGTCTTCGGCTGTCAGAGAATCTGTGATTATGAGTTTGATGGTCAGACTTAACGAATTATTACCAGGAGACACAATCGATCTCTCAAGTCTTGTTCATGACTTTATGCATAAAACAAATACTGTTTTGTTTGTGGAAACGGACTGGTTTGAAAAAAGTGTTTACGAATCAATCTTTTTAGATGAACTCGTGTACCGGTATACAATGATGTATGACGAAAAAGCCCCGATGACAAGAGTGATTATGGATGAAGCAAGTCTTTGTTTTTATGATGCCAGATTGTTTTGTGTTGAAGCACGTCGATTCAAATTGAGTGTTGATTTTATTTATCAGTCTATCACGAATTTGAAAATGCAGCATCCCGATGACTATAATACAGTCCTTTGTAATGCAATTGCAATCGTATGTTTAGGAACCAATGATAAACCAACGATCGAATTTTTGACAGAAGCAGCCGGAATTACAACAGAAGATGCCAAATCCTCACTAAATTATATGATTGATCTACGTGTTATGCCACATGAAGATGAGCTTATTTTGTGTCCGACTTTGGATAAAGATCCAATTGTTGCAAGAAAGATCAGGTTTTAAGAAGTAGGGCTGGAATTCTCGGTTAATTGTTTTGCATGTATGCCAAAATTGAATCAGAATCATTTCGTTTCCGGTGACGAGATTTCTATATTTTGAGCCTTATCATAAGCAAACGAAAACACGTGTAAATTATGTTGGCTCTGGATGTTAAAAATCAGAATAACCGGAAACAAAAACATGTTGTAAACAGAGAGGATCAATTCTATGAAACGAAAAGAATTCACTGTACGAGAAATAAATATAGCACTTGACCCATCCTGGACTCCCACAAATCTGCAAGTAATATTTAAAAAGATCGATGAAACCAGGTTTCGAGTTTGTGGGATTCGGTATCGATTTGGTGGGGATCCTGTACAGAAACTTTATGGGATTTTTGATTATGATATCAATATCAGTGGAGCTCCGATAGATCGTACTGATAACATCTTGAAACAGTATTATCCTGGTGGAATCGAGGAAGTCAAAAAGACTTTTGGTTCAGAAGCTAATTATGTGATCGCCGATTCATGGATTCCATATATAGTTCCTCTTAATCCATACGAGATCGAAGAAGAATACACATCTGAAGACGAAGCGTTGAGAGCAATGCAGGAATATATCAAAAGTGAATTGAAATAGGGCTACCGCAATCCCACTGGCTTTAGACGGTGGGCTAAGGTAGCCACAAATCAGAAATTATTGTATACTCATGGCATTGGAACATGGAAATCTAAAAAAAACAGCCACAAATACCTATTACAATATCACGTTATTTTTGTCTGCAAATATAGAAAGAAATTACTGGTTTCGAGGCAGATATCAGA